CACAACGATCAAGTCCAGTACAAATCCCTGGCATAACCTGGAATGATATAAGTTCTGGCAGTGATCATAGTCTAGCACGACGTACAGATGGCACATTATGGGCCTGGGGAAGTAATCTTTGTGGACTTCTTGGTGATAATACAGTCACATCAAGATCAAGTCCAGTACAAATACCTGGGACGATATGGAATGATATAAGTTCTGGCAGTGCTCATAGTCTAGCACGGCAATTAATATGTTAGCAGTATGACTACCCTGATGAATACAATCGGATAAAATAATAAATAAGACTTGCTCTAGTATAAGACAAACATAATCCAGGGGAGATTCAAAGTGTATTTATGATGACACAGTTTGATAAAAGACTACATAATTTTATTAAAGAGTGTTAGTACGTACGACACGAAAGCAGCTATAATTAGATAATATTATAAGCACGATGCGCTATACTATATATCTAGACAACCGCAGAGTAAGTTCCTTGGGCTATGGTCTAATGTAAAGATATCATACTCAACTGGTGGGAAAGATAAGTTTAAAATATTATAAATTAAAAGTTAATTTGAATAACAATGAATAATTATCTGATTTTACTTTT